GAGATCCCCCCTCGAAAGTCTTGCCTTGCCACGGACCACCGAGAGTCCCTTCCTTTAACCCAAGCCTGCTAATCTCTTCCTTAATAATCTTCTTAAGTTGTTGTTTCGTAATTTTCATGGTATACACTCCCGATATAATTAGTCTTTAGAACCCACAGGATACTCTTTTAAATCATTAATAATTTCATCGAGCTTCAGTCCTGCCGTGTCGATTTTTCTCTTTGTAAGATGGTAGTGACATACAACACCATCAAACTTGCCCTTAGCAGCGTCTTTATCAATGCTTGTATTTAACTCTTCAAAGCGTTCGCGAGGATAATCTGCCGCGATTTTATAATGAGTTAGCAGTGCTTCCAATAATGCTTTATAGGCTTCTATTTGCACAGGATAATACCCAAGATGGGGAGATAATTTCCTTCCATGCACCATGCTGTCATTTAAAATGGGGCGTTCTCCGTGGCCCCTGGCAATATAAGTTTTTTGATACCTAGTATAATACGCATTGCTAAAATCTACCCCAACAGAATTATTGTTCACCGCTCTGATTCCGGCGTGCCAGGCCACATCGTTGCAATCCACTAATTGAACAATAGTGCCATCGTTATCAATGCAGAAATGAGTAGAAATATTTCTCTTTTCTAAAACTCTTTTGCAAGAATCCGCTGATAAACATACATCCCAATGAGTCACGATCATGTTAGGATAACGAGCTTTGGTGGACCTCTTATAACAACTAGAGTCCATCATATCAATCTTAACTTTGTCCCACTCAATTGGAATTTGCATTCCGTTGCATATAATTGAATTCTCTGCTTTGTTCTTCGCTTCCTTGGCGGTAAACAGCCTTCTATATGTTTGAGGCCCTACGAGGCCGTCTGGTATTAGATCCCACTCGACTTGGAAAAGTCTAATGCTTTCGATAAGTTCTCCGCTAAACCCAGTGAGCCCAAACCAAGACGGCAACCAGCCATATTTTTTTGAACTTCTTTTGTTATAAAATAATTTACTAAACCAAGCCATTTTTAGCCCCTATATGATGTAATCAGCAATTCCATATTTGATTGCTTCTTTCGCACTAAAGTATACATTAGTCTTTTTATCAAAAAGATCTCTAATTTGCTTTTGACTCATCTCCGAATCCCTGGCGAGGGCTCGTATATATTGTTTTTGTGCCCACTTGGTTTCCCCCAGTTCGCTCTGTAATTCATCAATATTACCCTGTTGTCCCGAAGAAACCCCGTGAATCATAAGTCTGCAATTTGCGCCAACATATCTTTCTCCCTTGGTGCCTCCTGCCAAGAGTATAACTCCTGCGGACATAACTTTACCAAAACCAAATGTTCTCACGTCACACTCCTTTTGCATCATCTTCATAACATCGTAGACTGCAAACATATCTACAACAGATCCTCCCCACGTTGAGATATAAAAATCAACCGGTTCATAACTTACATAAATTGTGTTCGCTTCCTCCGGGTCCGCTATCATACTTTTCCCGGATTCTTTTAAATAGAGTAGGTTGTAAATCGCTTCGCTACATTTTTCTTGGGTTATATCCCCATAGATAGCCGCAATCCTTAACTTGACTTCATCACTAGAAGAATTCTGTCCAACCAAAGATGCTAAAAGCTGTTCGATGGCCTTTCTTTCTTCCCCTTGTAATTCTTCCGAACTCATTTTATGTCCTTTTGAAATTTACGAAGATATTTCATGGCACTATCCCAGTCGCTAAACTTAACCGCTCCCCTCAGTGTGTGTGGGCATGAGCTAATTATGGCGAGAATCACCATGTCACGCCACGTATCCCGAAGTAGTTTATCAGCTTCCCTCTCTTTGAATAGCTCTTCCGAGGTTTTATTTGATTTGTAGATGTTCTCTTTCAAATCCAAAGCAGCTTCATAGGATTTGTCACTATACTTTACTAAGCACAAACAATGGATAATAGTTTCTTCTATAATTAAAAGAGAGCGAGCAGAGAAAATAAGTGAACTAATAAATCTATATGATAACGTGCCGAGGAAAAACCAAAGAGCACTATTAATAACTTCACTTTCCGCTAACACTTTATCCGCCTTATAAAAGGAAGGAAGACCTAAGTCTCCCTTCTAAATACACACTAGGGGGTGTATTATTTATCTCTTCTTGCTAAGTGATAAAAGTCTCTTCGCAACTCTTTTTGTTACTTCATTAATGAAAGCTTCTTGATTAAATTTCTCTTCCAGAGAAACGTCGGCTGCGTCTAAAGCCTCTTCTACCTCATCCCACTCTTCAAGAGACTCTTCTCCAGCGGGATCATCTAAAGCATCCTCCGCAGTACCCAGAAGTTCCTCTTCGCCGCCCTCTTCCTCTGCGTCCAATTCTACTTCTTCACCTCCTCCAGCAGAATCGACATTAATCTCAACACCGGTCACTGATTCTAGCGCGTCTGCGATTGCATCAACGATAGCTTCGACAGTCTCCGGCGGGACATCGCCCATGGCGTCCTCTTCGGGAGGTAGTTCATCTAGTTCAGCCCCCATCTCTTCGGGAGGTAATTCATCTAGTTCCCCCCCCATCTCTTCGAGGGTGTCTACTTCCTCAGTATCTTCCTCTCCCTTTATTGTTTTGTCAACAAAGTTCTCCGTGAGGCCTCCAATATTAGCAAGCTTCATGAACTTGCGAACCGTTGATTCATTTAATGCCTTTTTCATTTTAGTACTCCTAGTGCGTATTAAAGACTTGCACGAATAAATAGTACCCTAACTGCGTAAATTCTAAATATTATTCTAGTAGCTTTGCTAATTTTTTCATAGCCTCAGTTTCTATTTGCTTTATCCTGACAAAACTAAGCTTTAATCTCTCGCCAACTTCTTGAAGAGTGAGCGGTCTATTCTTAATATCAATACATTTATCTATAGCTTCTAAAACACAATTATACTCGGCATCGTAGTTGATCCAAAGCCTACAACTAGTATTGGGGCATGATGTTTCATGCTCTCTACACTTTTCTAAACATCTCATAGTTCCGGGTGCTCCTCTGCGATTATGTCGAAAAGATCTTCGATGTCACCATCATCCAGAGAAAATGTTTTTTTTGTTTCTTCCGCTTTTTTTCTTAGTCTCTTAGATTTACTACGTTTCGCTATATTATGTATCTCCATTTTTTCTTTGTACTCCTCAATGAAAGATAGTATATGAGGATCACATTCTAGATAACCAGAGATCATTACCCTGAAGAACTCAGACTGTTTGATGTTGTCATATTTTAATTTAATATTAAGGTCCGTTCGTCTTTTTGCAGAATCGTAGAACATTATCTTCTTTCTTTCATCCATGTCAGGGACAGTTGCATCTCTTATTCTAGCATCAGGGTTCATCCGACCGCGTACCCAGTCCCTATCATCCCCTTTTCTAGTTTTGTTCAAATGCTTTTTTTCTTCACTCATTTTATTTCCTTGTCAATATGTGAGTATAACTCTCATGCTGCCCTGCGGGAGTTTGACGAATAAATTCACACTTATTTCTTAGTTCTTGGAGGGTAGAGCATCCACTGTATGAAAGGCCGCTATTGATCCCACCTTGGATATCCGCCAAAACATGTGCTACCTTTCCTTTATATGGAATAGTCGTAGATATCCCTTCCGGTGTGGAGGAACGCCCTCTCCAATCAACTTGGGCGGCCTTTGATGCCATTCCTCTATAAACTTTGTATTTCTTGCCGTCATTGCCTGTAAATATTTCTCCGGGGCTCTCTTTGGTCCCGGCAAGCATGGAGCCAATCATTACAAAGTCTGCTCCAGCGGCCAGCGCTTTAACCATGTCACCGGTTGTTCTCACTCCTCCATCTGCGATGAGAACGGCATTACTAGTTGATTTGGCGCACTCTATGATGCTTTGAAAAACCGGCATTCCACTCCCTGCTACTAATCTCGTTGAACAGATAGCTCCGGAACCAATTCCAACTCTGATGCTATTCGCGCCCCACGAAGCCAGATCATCAAAAGCCTCTCGTGTAGCCACATTACCAGCCATGATATGAATGTCCTCATCAAATCTCTCTCTAAGGGCCGAAAGACACCTTCGCATGGTTGAATGGTGGCCGTGTGCAGTATCTACACAAAAGATTTTAGCTCCATGGTTAGAAAGATAAGTTGCTCTTTCCATAAAATCACCTGTAGCTCCAATAGCCACCGCAGGATTTCCTTCACAGGCAACAAAAATATCTTTTTGTTTATCGATTGTATTATATCTATGTATGACTCCAAGACCGCCCGCTTTAGCCATAGCTTTAACCATTTCGACTTCTGTAACCGTGTCCATCGGGCTGGAGATAACCGGTAGGCGGTACGTGTTGTCCGAATCTAGATCGCTTCGTGTAGAGACTTTAGACCGACTTTCTATCTCGCTATATTGAGGAACAAGTAATACATCGTCAAATGATAGTGCTTCTTTCACTCTGTCTCCTTTTTAATGTTTTCTAAATGTCTTTTGAGATACCAAATGGCTTTCTCCACATCTTGTACCGGACTGCCTTTGAACCTATGGCGACAAATGTATTTTACTGCATTGCCATCATTAAACCCTAAATCCCAGTCTTCTATAACATCAATGGCCTCATATTTCGATCCCTCTGGCTTATAGTGCGTCGGATGATCAACCATTTCTTTTTGTTTTATTTCGCGAGGCATTCCTCTTCTGTCTCTCTCATGCAAATTAGCTATGCTCATGACCCTGTACTCCCCAAAGCACCACCGCCTCTATTTGTAATCGCTATGGGTTCTTCATATAAGTCATCCCGCGATTCAACTGGTCTGAAGTGGATAACAGGAACTAAAACTACTTGAGCAATCTTCTCTCCGGATTTGATTACCGTATCTTTACGATTGATGTTGTGTAAGTCTATGAACACCTCCCCATCATAGCCTGCATCAATGCAATGGGCTCCAACTATGAGCCCTCTTACCGCTGCCATACTGGACCTGTTCATGACTTGGAGCATATAACCGTGTGGAACTCCAAATTTAAGTCCGGTTGGTAGAATAGCGCTCTCTCCAGGTCTCAAGTTAATATTTTTATTGTTCTCCGGACTATAAAAAACATCAAGTCCCGCATCTGATGGATTAGATCTCGATGGACTTTTCACGTCTTTGCGTAACTTACAATACTCAAGTAACATACTGGCTCCTTCGATTTAATAATTTAAGGTAACATTATTTTTTTTTCTTGTCAATAACAAAAAGTATGAAGCCAAGATAGTTAGAATTATTATAAAGTGCTATCCCAGTAATTTAAAGTTGTGCCTAATAGATCTCGTAGAAAATCCCCACTGTTCATCATAATCTAGCCTAGCCATGTAGGGACGGTTAATGTGTAGCTCATCTTCTTTTTTAACCCCCCAACATTTAATACTCGTAATAGTCGAAGTTGGATCAAGAACTCTAACGACCCAATAATCTTTACCATTCTTTGTCTTTTTTCTCACTATCTCTCTGGGAACAAACCAAGCGACCCCCAGATCGGTATCCCACTCTCCCAAAGGAGGGACGCAGTATTCTTGTAGTTTCCTCTGGACATCTTTGTTTACAACAATATCGAATGGGAACACTCCGGTCAAATCAGAAATATGTCTAATCCTCTCCTCGTCACTGAACTCTCCTTCCGAAGCGAAGGCTTCGATATTATTTAGAAACTTCTTTTTATTCTTCGGTCTTTCACATGCAACTGCTCCCCAGAAGTGTTTGGCTCCAGTAAATCTCTCATCGATAAGATTATCTAAGGATCCGCATCTACAAAGCACGTCTAACACTCTTTTATTTAATTTGGAATAAGATATATCTTCATTAAACAAAAGTTCTTCTGCCGTATGAAATGGCCTATTATCTATGATTTGTTTTATTGCAGCTTCTCCTAACCCTTTTATCGAATTAAACGGCTGGATCAAACTCTTGTCGTCTTCACTAATTACCCATTTTGTTGTAGAGAGATTGATATCAATTGGTTGGATCTCATACCCCATTTTCTTAGCAATATTGATTGCCAGTTCTTTTCTGCCTTCCGGCTCGCGATCTAAGAATGCCGCTACCCACTCGGAAGGATAATAGTTAAGAAGCCATGCGCATTGATAGCTCAATACAGAATAAGAAACCGCATGGCTTTTATTGAAACCGTATCCAGAGAAGTATTCAAAGTTAGCCCATAGTTTCTCTGCGCTAATTTTATCAATTCCCTTCTCCATGCAACCTTCGATAAATTTCTTTTCAATTTTAATTTTTGCCGATACTGCGCTGCCAGTACCTTTCTTTGTTAACAACTTTCGTAGAGCGTTCCCCTCATCAAGGGAAATGTTATTGCCCAACTTGTGTGCCAATAAAGCAATCTGTTCTTGAAAAATAAGAAAACCATAAGTTTCTTGCGTCACTTCCCTCAACAGGGGATGTATATAATGGATATTCTCCGGACTATCTTTGGCCTCCACATAAGATTTGTCTACATTGGCACCAAGAGGGCCGGGGCGGTAGATGGAAGTAATAGCAGAAATATCGATAATGTTTTTTGGTTTTGCTTTCACACAAAACTCTTGTGCTCCTTCCTGTGTAAACTGAAACACTCCCGCAAAATTACCCTTATGAAAAATGTTTTGATAAACGTTTTCATCATTCAAGTCAATCACATCGGGATGCAAAGTTTCATTATAATATTTTCTAATATCATTATAAGTCACATTTTTCATGCCATGATGTCTTTCTAAAATATGTTCGATCGCTACCTCAATCATTCTAAGGGTGCTTAATCCCAAGAAATCAAATTTAATAAATCCAAGAGGTTCTAAGTGCCGAACATTCTGGCCCTCCGACCACGGTGTTTGTACTACACCCTTATTACTAATGAGGGGCATGTACTTGTCTAGCTGTTCCCCTATGACGACTCCGCCCGCGTGGCGACTAATTGATCTCACAGAGCCATATATAGCCTCGATATGAGTCTTGATAAATGGATATTTATCAAGATAGTTCCGGAGGGTCGTCGAAAATTCCATAGTCTCTTCGAAAGTTGGAACATATACGCCGGACTTGATTCCATGCTTTTTCTTTGCCGCAGGGGTAGCCTCTTGGATCATTTTAGATGTAACCGGATTCACCTCAGTGAACGGTACATTATAGAATTTAGAGACATCTTTAATCAAGGATCTCAGTTGTAAAGTATTATAATTGGATATAGGAACAACCGTATCGGCCCCCCATTCATCTATTAACAAGTTTGTAAGCTTCATTCGATCACTAACATCATAGTCAATGTCCGGATAGTCCTTCGTGTCTCTTCTTATAAATCGTGAAAAGAGCAAATCATATTTAATAGGGTCTATTTGTGTGATCCCCAAAACATATGACAATAGCGATCCTGCTGCACTCCCTCTGCCGGGTCCTGCAAGCATGACATCATTGGCTCTGTCTGCAATCGCTTTCATTGTAAGGAAGTACTTGCTGAACCCTCTCTCATCGATAACTTTTATTTCCTCTTTAAGCCTATCAACGTAGTTAAGTTTTTTATGAAGATTCATATCTTTTAAACCTTCAATAGCTAACTTTGTTAATGCTCCTGTTGCGGTATGGTCAGGCGGCACAACAAATCCAGGGAGCCGCACGGTACTATCCGGCATAAAGTCTTCGATTCTTTCAAATGCAATCTTATGAGTGTTGGTAATTGAATTTAATACTAATTCATCATCATATTCAACGCCACACATGGAAGAATATTTTTTATAAGACTCCCACATTTGGTCTCCATTCTTTGGAAATAGCTCCATACCAAGCTCTTCTATGTCAACCGGTAATTCATCTGTCATCCATTCCGGCTTCTGTGCTCTTCCCAAAAATCCAAGACGTTTATATAGTTCTCTATCTTTCCAGGCGTCAGGTGTTGGATAATGACTATCGGCTGTCGATATTAACTCCATGCTATATTCTTCTGCCATTTGAATAATATGTTTATTCAACTCGTGTTGTTCGGGTGCCGAGAACCACTGAAGTTCACCGTACCATCGATCCCCAAAGATGGCCTGCATTCGTTCAGTTGTTTCTCTCATAGCCTTTAAAACAGCGTCAGAGCCGTCGTCACGATTATCCCAATAATTACCTGCATACACGCCGCCAAGACAAGCAGACGAAGCAATAACTCCTTCATTATGTTCCTCCAATAATTTGTAATCAACACGAGGATATCGATAGCGATTGTCTCCCTCATATGATTTCGAGATAAGTGCAAAAATATTGTTAAGCCCCACTTGATTCTGCGCGATGAGAATAAGGTGATTCTTTTTCTTTATGATATTAGCTTTAGATTTAGAATCGCCTTCATTCTCAATCGACATGTTGTCCGAGTTTTTTAGTTTTCTCGCTTCCTTTTTATCCTCTTTCGCTTTCTCATATGCTTCTTTCCATTTATCAATCGATGGCAAAAAGTATGCCTCAACCCCAAAAATAGGTTTGAAATTTTTACCTTGCTCTTTCATTTTTCTTGCATGAAGGATTTGGTAAGACATGCCGTTAGCATTACCGTGGTCTGTTAAGGCCAACGCCTCACTTCCATTCTCGTAGGCGAAGTCCATGTGCTCCTGCGGGTAGCCAAGCGCATCGAAGGGTGACCCCACTACACTATGTGCGTGTAGTCCTACAAAAGGTATTGATGATTTTTTTCTCTCCACAACTTCCTCCAATCTCGGACTAAATCATAACAATATAGCCAGGATTTGTCAATCAAATATACTCAAATATCTTTCCCCGCGATCACACAGAAAAGTGACCACCACCCCTTCAAATTCATTGTCTTTCATCCATCGTTCAGAAGCTAGCACATTGGCCCCAGAGCTTATGCCGACAAGAAGGCCATCCTCTCTCGCCAATTTTTTCGCTCTCTCGATGGCTTCCTCGGTCGTTATGCTAATCACTTCGTCTATCTCTTCGCGGTTCGCTAAGTAGTCTCCTCCATCCCCGATCCCCTGTATGCCGTGTGCGTGGCTCTCGGCAGGCGTCACCATTACAAACTTAGGCATTGGATCTACAAATCTCTCTAGAGCCCTTTTTGTTCCCATTATAGTTCCACCAGTCCCGGCACCAGATACTATCGCGGCAATTTCTCCTCTTCCTTTACTTATCAATTGCTTCTTTATTTCAAAACCAGTTGTCCACTCGTGACATTTAATATTATCGGGGTTAGCAAATTGGTTAGGAGAAAAATAGTTTTCATTTTCTTCTACCATTTTATCCCTTAGTTCAATAGCTCCCTCAAAATCACTTTCGCCTACTTCGATTATTTGTGCTCCGAAGAGCCTCATCATTTGTTTTCTCTCTTCACTCATGTTGCTTGGTAATATGATGATTACTTTATAGCCCTTTACCGAGCCTAGCATAGAGAAGGAGATGCCTGTGTTTCCCGACGATGCCTCAACAATAGTATCTCCCGGCTTTATTTCGCCTCGTTCTTCCGCCTTCGTTAAAACATAGTATGTCATCCTGTCTTTGATAGAACCAGTTGGACTGTATGTTTCAAGTTTTGCAAATAAATTTGGAGCCAATTGAATTAATGGTGTCTCTCCGATATAATTTAAAATATCACTCATTCTCTACTCCAATCCCCTTTAGTGAGCGTGGGTTTAATATCCTCTTAACTGGGCGCCGCAACTCCTCCGGTTTGTTGGATATATAATTTTGATATCCATCCCAACTGCTTATATTAAAGTAGTAAGGTGTTTCTTCAATGATCTCAAAATCTAAATCACAAAATACATCACTTAAACTAAAAAAGCGAGCGGAATACTGCTCCTCCCTCGGTAATTGCACCTTCTTATCACCCCATTCTTGATTGATAAATCGGGAGGTGCCCTTCCCTCTGACGCTATCTATAAAATACAAACACTGTTCGTAGTCGAAAGTAAAAGGCAGATATTCATCTTCAATAACCGTTTTACCTTGCCAAGATAGTGAAAAATTTTGCGGGCTAGAAATTGCTCTCCTGTGCTCTCTCAACAATTCCGGATCATGTATTCCATACGGGAAAGACGCAAAGAACTTGTTCGGGACAAGCCAACTGCTGAGTCTTCCAATCATTTCATTTGCTACCTTGGCCCCATACAAAACACTCCATGCAAGGCTATCTCTCTTGTCTCTATCATGTGGGTGTACCGCTATATAATAGATCGGAATTCTAACTCTGACTTCATGTGAGAATGTTTCAAAATTTCTATAGGCATACACTGGATCTTCGATATAATCTCCGAGTCTAGCTCTGATCAACGGCATCATATCGTTATGACAAACTACAAATATCGTCTCGCACCCTGCATATCCGCAACCAACGACAGCCCTCTCTATGGCAAGATAATTCTTTGCAATCGGCATTAAGCAATCATGCCATGGCATGTTAAAATCCAGCTTTTGTCCGGCTACCGGAACAATCCCGGCGAGATGGTATCCGGGCTCCATTAAAGAACCTTATTATCAAAGGTTATATTGCCAAATTTAATAAATTCTTTACGTCTTTGTGGCATAATCTCTCTCTTCATGAAATCTAATTTAATAGGCCGGTACCTAGGTACATCGGGTTTGTGTCTATAAAATCCATTCCGTGGGCCTCTTAATTCATTTTTTTTAAGGGTCCTTTCTGCACTAAACCTGCTCATTGTATCGGAGAAATCAAACTTTTTAAGTTGTTTATCAGTAAGAAATGATTGCGTAATAACAAGATTTTCTGGTTTTTTCCTAATGATGACCTTCTTCGCCAAAGCGCTGTCTTTATTGAATAATTCTAAAAAATGTACTTCTCTATTTATATTTGATTTGAACCAATCATATACAATATTTATATCTGTTTTTTGGGTTATATTGAATGGCAAGCCAGAAATCAAATTATCATCAAAAATACGAAGTGTCGTATAATGGACCTTGATCCTCGTAGTATCAGATATGATAATACTCAAGAGATTATCTTCTGGTTCAATTCTAATTGAATCTACTTTTCGGTTAATAGGGGCTTTGCCATCAAGACATAAATCGAACAAAAGCTGATCTATTAAAGTCTTTTTGTTTGCTATCATTGTGTCGTATTCGAGGGATTGAAGTGTCTCTTCGTCCCTAAATATCTCAAACTGGAATGTCTCCTCCAGTCCGTTAACAATGAGCTTACAATTATTTTTCTTCGCATAAACAAAAGAGGCCAGATTGTTTCCAATCACAACCTCTTCCCAGGTATAAACATGGTTGTCTATCCTAGCATCCAATTGGTGGCTCACATGATAACTTTTTCGCCTCGGCGTGCCAATCGTTTAAAAGCCGCAGATGATTCGGTACCTCCCGACATCGACCACCCTTTTTAGGATAGCGAATACCAGTCACCCAGGCACCAATCCATTTCCTAACCTCGTCCCTGAATCTACATTGCTTTCTAACTTTCTCAAGCTTGCTGACGATGTGTTTCATCCATCCATCCGCAGCAGAGATGGGATCCGTTCGCACAGTCCCATATGCCTTTTCGTACATAGGCCATTGTTGAAGTATGCCTATTGCTTTTGGTGTCTTCCCATCTTTGCTAAATTTTCTATCTCCCTTCGCTAATGGATTATAGCCGGACTCCATGCATGCAGCGGCAAGAATCATCCCTCTAAGATGATATGGGACATTATATTTCTCTTCTATCGCGACTAAAGACCACAATAAATCAATATTAATGTTCTCAGATTTTGCGTATTTACAATGATTAGCAGCAACCTCTACAATATTTTCATAAGTATAAACACCGTCTTCACAGTCTTTTGCTGGATGCGTACTGGCGACAAAAATCGTCGTTAAAGCTAAAATTAAAGCAGTCATTCTATTCTCCTTCTCCGTTTGTTATAGCAAGCACATAATTCTCTAATAATAAATTAACCTCTTCGTCTGCCACGATGACGGTTTGAAGCATGGAATTTTCAAAGATTATTTCATCACCCTCAGACAAATCAATTTTGCAATCTTTTGCTATCAATTGAACCTTCCCGAAACCATATTGCTCGGCGGGTTTGAACCCCTCCGGAAGAAGCACCGTTGACGATTCTTCCTCGTCTGTCAATTTAACATCAATTAAAATCATTCTATTTACCGGTCTAAAATTCATCGGATTCTCCTATCCACATTTAGCATAACCACAAGATGTGCAAGTGACACAACCTTCGACATATACGAGGCCCTCGGAATTACATTCCGTGCAAGTTTTATCGGATGCCTTACTACCATCTTGAATATATTTTTTTAATACTCTCGCAATCACTTTTGAGAAACTAAACACATCGCTATCTCTATCTTTATTTAATTGTTCTACAACGTATTGTACACCAGAACCGTGCCTCATTGCAAGAGAAATCATCCTAGTGAATACTGAGTGGTTCGGATTATCGAAAACTTTCACAACATTTTTAATAACAATTTCATCTCCATCCTCACCAAACTTCAAATCATAAATGCTATTAGTACTCTTTCTTGTATGTTTTATGATTGTACCCTCCGTGTACCTTCTCGGTATTTCAACAAAAGTAGATAAGCCGCCCATAATTTCATAAGGTTTCTCTTTAATGAGACCTACTAGTATAGTCCACTCCTCCCCTCTAATCGTTGGCCTGTGTATTTCGCAATTAAGTTCAATGGGCCGCTTTGGAGAATTGTTTTGAGGGAATGGATCGCCTGGGCTCCGCGCCGAATCCTCCGATATCAAAACTCCAGATCGTGATCCATCAACATAGACTGTAACCCCTTTAAGTCCGTTTCTCCATGCATCAAAATATAGGTCTCCTACTACTTTGGAAGAAGTTCCTTTGGGTAAGTTGATTGTTGAACTGATCGAATGGTCAATGTGTCGTTGTATGACCGACTGTATGCTGATTCTTTTCGTCCAATCAATTTGATTGCTTTCAGTAAAGAATTCAGGTAAGTCCTCAACTCCATACTTATCAATATATTGTTGTGCGTTGTGATGAAAAACCTTAAACTCCTTCCACCTATCCCCTAGATCATCTACAAAATCAACTTCTGCCTCCTCACTATGATCCAATTTTCTTCTACGAATATAAGAGTTTCTAAACACTGGTTCTAGCCCAGAGCTTGTCTGGCTCATAATAGAAACTGATCCAGTTGGAGCGTTAGTCAGAATAGAGATATTTCTTCTCCCGTGCTTTTGTATTCTTTCTCGTAATCCTTTTGGTAGAGATTTTATAAAGGCGTTATCCTTCTCCGTGTCCCAAGAGAAAACAGGGAAAGAACCTCTCTCAATAGCAAGTTCTACGCTCTCTTCATACGATGAGATTTTCAAAGTCTTATAAATTTTATCAATAACTTTGAGACTTTCGTCCGAATCATAGGCTATATTTAAACAAGCTAGTGCATCCGCAAGCCCATGAGTGCCAAGACCAGTTCTTCTGCCATTTGTACAAGTATCATAAAGTTTTTGCCATAATTCCTTTTCATCCTGCGTGTCCGACACCGTTCTAATATTTTCAAGTTTTTCCAGTTCTAACTCTACAAGATCGTCAGATAACCGCATCGCAGATGAAACTATCTGTGAAAATTCTTTAAAATCAAAAGCTGCCTTCTTAGTAAACGGATTTTTTACAAAATTCTTTAAATTAATCGAGATCAATCTACAACTATCATAAGCAGACAGTGGTAATTCCGCGCAGGGGTTGACACACACTGTCTTAAATTGGTCATATTCATTTGCTGGAAGATACTTCAGGATATTATCCCACATTAAAAGTCCTGGCTCCGCCGTTTTAGTAGCAGAGTCCACAATAAGCTCCCAAAGTTTAACAGCCTCTATTTCTTTAGTTGTCGTGGGATCCTGAGAGTCAATCGGAAATTGCAAAGTAAACATTTGCTTATTCTCTACCGCTTGCATGAAGCGATCACTTATCTTGACAGATACATTCGCACCAGTAACTTTCGTTAAGTCACGCTTCATTCTAACAAACTGTTCAATGTCCGGGTGTCTGATGTCCATGCTAATCATAAGCGCGCCACGGCGCCCATTTTGGCCAATCATTCGGCACACATACGAATAAAAATCAGCGAAGCTCCACGCGCCACTAGTAGTCCCAGCGGAATTATTCACAGATGTCTTCTCCGGGCGTAAATGAGAAATATCAAGTCCAACTCCACATCTGCGCTTAAATAAATTCGCGATATCTTTGCCAGTATCCACAATGGAGGAAATATTATCTTCAGGTGGGCCGACAACTACACAATTCGATAAAGATACATTAACATGATTGTTCCCAATTCCCATCATAGGCGACCCTTGAGGAACAATGTAATCAAAATTATTTAGTACTTCAAACACCTCATCTTCCGACATTGCGCGCGTACCATTAAATTTCTTCTCCACTCTTGCGAACTCTTTAGCAAGGCGCTTGTGCATATCTTCCGGTGTCTTTTCTAAAAAATTGCCGTCCTTATCCTTTAAGCAATATTTTGTCAGCCAAACATTGGTGGCCAATTCATCACCATTAAAATACTCTAAAGTACTTTGTTCAGTTTCTCTTTTATCGTACATTCACTTACTCCTTTCCTCCCATTGTTCATATACTTTCTTCATTTCTCTTTGTTGTCTCTTAACCTCACTTACTTCCATCTCATCAATAGTCTCATCAGTCGGCTCTAATACTTCTATCTTGACATTTGAGGTATCAAAGAGCAAAGGGAAGACCATTCCGTCAGGACCATTGCGATTTTTTGCAATATACATCTTGCCCGTATTCGCTACCTTATCTTCTTTAGTGCGAGAGATTGTACAAATAAAATCAGATACAAAACACTTGTTAAAGGCTTCCGATATAGCTTCCATGGTGATCACTGCTTGGTTCAATCCAGTCCTGTTAGTTTGGGAGGCTGTCCAGATCGGACATTCATATTCTTTTGCGATTCCTCGCAATTCCTCATAAATAGATTCTAGTTGATTCCTTTTCTCCTTATAATTTGTCATCGGCTTGAGAATATCCGCATAATCAACTATGATTAAATCAACTTTCTTCTCTCTTTTCAAGAGCTTATCTAGAGAAGCTCTTATAGTATTTGTTGATGCAGATTTTGTTGGATATTCTTTAATAAAAAGTTCTCCATCCACCTCTAAACAAGTTTCTTTGATTCTATCTTTAAATGCGTGGAGTCCCGATAGCGGATATCTTGTGATGCAGCTATCATATCGTTGTCCTATTATTTCCTCCGATAGCTCTAGTGTGTAATGAGCAACCGTCTTACCTTCCTTTAGAGCAGAAGCCCCTAAATGAACGAGCGCATGCGTTTTGCCCGCGCCAGCAGGGGCGACAACAACCCCCAGTTCTCCTTTCCCTAAACCGCCTTTGGTTACCTTATCTACGCGAGGCCATCCCGTGCTTACCGGATTTCTTGCCTTAAACAAGTATCTTAATTCAAAATCTTTCTTATAATCATGGCCATGATCATTATCAATACCTAACTTAACAGCTTCATCAATGACATTTTTGATCTCTTCAAAAGAAGAACTATCTAACAGCCCCACCGAAATCATCATTGCCTCCTTTAACTTTTGCTTTTTACAAAAATCTAAAGAAGTGTCTTTGACATACTCGGAATCCTCTATCTCTCTTATCCGAATTCGTGTAAAGAAATCACGAACTTGTTTCTTTACAAGATCGGGTTCTTCCTCTAATTCTGTTCGTAAGATAGAGTCTAATATCTCATTGCTGGGATGTACACTATACTTGTTTCTATACCCAAAAAGAAGATTTGTAAATACTTGTAGGTATTTTGATTCAAAGAACTTGATGTCCAGCACTTCCTGCATCTGTTCCGAGAACGGCCTATCCTCCAGAATTAACTGGACAAGCTTTTCCTGAAAGTTTTTTCCATATAGAGAAAAGTCTTGTTGCAATTTCCCCTCCTAATATTGCTTTACTATAGAGGATACAGACCTATTTGTCAATCAGTATCTTGTTGAACCGCTGGAAAAGATCCAGCCAGCTAGTTTCCCCAAATCCGTCCTGCCTCATCATTTTAATGATTTCGGTCTTGTTGAAGATAAGGTCGTCTTTCCCAATAATTGATCGTATTTTCATTTTAGTACTTGCACTAATACTAGGGGAATGAAGTTGCATGAGCTTATAGTTCTCTCTAATAAGATGTTCTTCTTGTAGAATTGATGAATATGCTTTAACACCGTCAACGTTTTTCCTGCAATGCTCTATAATGTCTCTTACCATATATTCTTCTTCATCTTTCATAAATGGAAAACGCTTCTTAACCGTTGCTAAACCAACTCCCCCAACTCCTGGGAGGTTATCATTCTTATCCCCGGCGATTGCTCGTGCCAGCGCAAAATTATTAGGATGAATTCCATATTCATTAATTACTCTATTAATATTAAGAACTTGTTCTTGAGTAGGCCTATATAAAACTGTTTCCTTGTCTAAGATTTGTATAAAATCTTTATCGCTTGAAACTACAATCTTTTGCCAGCCTGCGTAATCTTCTAATTTGGTAGCGAATGCTATAAGGTCATCTGCCTCTATACTCTCGAACATTAACTGAGGTACCGGCATGTAACTTAAATATTCCACAAGTCTTGTTTGCTGCCAGACTTTATTTTGGAGTTCTTGATTCTCTGTCAAATTCCTTATAGAACGATTTAATCGAATAGGGTTTCTACCTTCTTTATAATTCTTATTGATGCTCTTTCTGCGCCTGGACCCTCCGGCACCGTCCCAACAAATAACAATCCTGTCAGGTTTTATATCGCGGACGAGCTTTTGTAAAATTTTTAAAAACCCTTTCATGCCGCCAATCGGTTGCCCATTGGTGGATAAAGAAGGATCTACTATATAGGCTCGATAATAGGAATTCAGAGCGTCTATAAATAATACTCTTTTAGTCTTTTTCTTGGAGCTTGTCAACTCTCAGCACCCTGAATGCCATAGTTCCTTCGATCTTCTTCGCGGCCAAAGCAAGCTTGTTTAAATGAAGCTTTAAACTTGGATTCGTTAAGAAGAATTTGAGGGTGCATATTGTGATCTCCGATGTTTCACTAAGACTTTTTGATGGTGATGAAATATTGACAATAGTGACTCCGCATAGGGCTCTCATTTCGTCAAGGATTTCAGTTATGTTGCGATCTTTACTAGACTTTATAGATACTTCTGCTTTATAAACATCATGCCGCAGAGCCTCTAAAACAACTTCTCTAACTTTATCCTTTAAAAACATATGTTTGACCTCTAGGTATAAGTAGTCCAGAGTCCGATTAGAATCTCACTTACTATGGATCAACATTGTAAAAGTCTGAGGCGTCTCCTGTCCTATTGTGGAACTTAAGAATAATTTCTTCTTCCATGATTTCAAGAACGCGATTCTTGAATTTTTCATCTTTTAATTTTTCGTTCCAGCCAGCGGATTGAAACTTTTCTTCGGTACCATCCCCATACGAAATCGAATACCATGGTCCCCGAGAGGCGAAGTGCTCAGAAGATTTGATAGCCTCAAGCCAACTTTCCTCATCCTGTACTCTTACTTCGTCGCCCCATAGGATCTTAAAAGTACATTCACGAGCTTGAGTCCCGAACTTGGACTTCTCAAGTTTTGCTTTGATTTCCGAACCAATTCTAAATCCATTGTCGTCTTTTACAAACGAAGCTTTAGATTTACGTCCTGTTAACCATATGCGCAAATCATATGCATAATGCATGGCCTTCCCTCCCGGTGTGAAATAGGGGGTAGTCATTGCTTCGGCCACATTAGACGTAATGTTGGTCTTAAGCTGGTTCAGGACAAGAAATGTGGCCTTCGCGTTGGCAAGCGGTATAGTTAATTTTGCCATGCCCTTAGACAAAATACGAGGCTTTACAGCCATGGACGAGAGTGGATTGAAATCCCCCTCGATATCAGTAATTGCCGGGGTCAGCGCGAGACTATCCCAGATAAACAACATTTTATTTTGGTTGCTACCCAACAACTCTTCTATAGTCTCAAGCACAAACTCCACACTCTCCGCTTGAATATAAAGCACTTTTTCTAAATCGCACCCAGCCTTTGACAAGAACTCCGGGTCTATCGCCGATTCCGAGTCAAAATAAATAACATCTATATCTTGCTTCTGGGCGTTTGCCGCGATCATAGCCGCAACATATGATTTTCCCGTGGATTCCAACCCGGCAATCTCTGTAATTTTACCTATCGGTATTCCCGCCATCCTGCCTTTGCAGATGATTGAGTCCAGCCATCTAGAGCCGGTTGGTATCCACCCCACTACTTGGGTTGGATTGTCTTGTGTCAAATTGTAGGCCAGATCGTATCCCGCTTTGCGATTAATAATTTTACGCATCTCGTCCATACTTAATCGACCTAAATCGCTATTAGTTTCTTTTTTGCTGCGCCTTGACATTATAAAATCCTAATTATGGTGAAGGTGTAACACGAGGTGTAAAGCGGAGGGGGACCGGCAAAACACCTCGTGTTACCAAACTGCCTATGAGTTTACTAACTCATTAAAGGCACTATCGACAGAATTGTCTTCACTAGTGAGGGTAGCCTCAGTCGTGCTAGAGGTCGCTGCCTCAGACAACTCTTCATCGATGCTAGTCATATAGTCATGAAGCATCTTCCCGACATCATCGGGAGTTGGCCGCACAAAAAGCGTTGTCACATCCGGAATTGCATCCAAAAGACGCCCAGCCTCGTCGCTGTCTTCTACCAACGGAGAAGTGCGGCGGCGAGGAGTGATGGTAGTCTGCGGAAATTGCGCCCCTGCGGGCTTCCCATAGGAAATAACCAAATCTGTTCCGCTGTCGACATCAGTGATATCGCCATAATCAGGATTGAGAACTAAGTTCAGTAACTCCTGATACGCGGTCCGTCCGAATCCCCAAATGCGGACACCTTGCTCTTCCTCTCCTCTCACGAGGACCGGAGCGAAAAAGCGCTGTCTGGCGCTAAGGTTCTTCGCCATCTTGACGCTATCCGGATCTCCCTGCTTATAGAGGGTGCGGACGAAATCGTCAAGAGGACACTCATCGCCATAATTCTTCTTCGGGCTCAAAAACGGAGTGTTGTTTCCAAGATTATAGTGGAACCAAAACTCCTTAAATGGATCACCATCAGGCGTGGAAACAATACGAATTGTCTGCTCGCCATCCTTCGGTCGCCAAAAGTTATTCTTGTCATTGCCCTTGCGATTCAAGGTCGCCAACTTATCTTTCATCTTAGACATATCAATACCCATGATAAACTCCTTTTAATCAATAGGATAGAGTATGGTTAGCAAATTTTCCAACCATCTCAATTGTGGATAGACTATAGCCTATACAAATTGATTTGTAAAGCTATAAATCAATTTTTTGTTCTTGGATGTATGAACAATGAGCCGTACAGTAAGCGTAATCCTGTTCATATTCAGTAGGATAAACCCCGAATGATGCACGTAAATTTTCATCATTTTTTTCTTTAACCGCAGTGGTTAATTTACGAAGAAGTGTCCCGTCCGTCTTCAGCCGTTCATTATTAATAGCGTAGTAAAGGACGATCTCCCTAGGATATTCGAGATCATAAAAATACTTCATATCCCCGCTATTAATATCAGCCAGACCAATAGAAGAAATCCTGCATACATCAAGAGAGTCTCCAAACGTGTTTATTACTGGCTCCGTATTCCGGCAGACATTGAGCATATGGATTGTGGAAACCAGCAATTGATTTATTTTCTCGTAATACCCAATAACCGGGACGTCACCAAGAGCCTGCTCTACTTTTGAGTTTTCTATAATATATAATCGCTCTAAAAGCGCCGATCTCGCGTACTGTTGCAGGATGTTAAAGACTACGTTATGCTGCTTTTCTTTGATTTCCGACAACAAAGAGGTGTCCGGCTTCACATATAATACATGAATAGGATGAGCTTTCAACTTTTCTAGAATGCGCAAGACCGCGCCGGAAATATCTCCCGATCCTCCTATAACGAAGAGAATGGGTCCACTTATTTTCTCAAAAAATGCTTTTTTTAATCTTGTTTTTGCTTCGTAGTCTTCATGTGTTTTTTGAGGAGCGATATAAAGATAATTCTCTTCATTGCTCTTTTTAGAATTTATTTTATATACATCATATTGCGGGTATGTGCCGAAGCATTCCGCAATCGCACAGCCAGCATCTCCTAACCCAATAATTGTTTCCATTATAACCTCTTTGTTTTCATGGAGCCGTAATTCTTCCCCACACTCATGTTTATTTTGAATTCCCCCAGATCCGTAGCTGAGAACACTCCAACAATCTCATTAAGAAGATGTTTGTCCTCCATGCTAAAATCGATAACCAACGAATCATGTACTGAAAAGGCCACGTAAGACTTCTTCTCTTTCAAAACATTCGCTACTTTTATCATCACCCGCAAGAACAGATCGCTTGTAGTGCTCTGCACAATATAATTGAACGCGCGCCTGGTGTCTACTTCAATTCGTCGATCAAAGGGGGTGATAACTTCTTGGCCATTAAAATATTTATCCGTAATCTTAGTTCTATGGAATATTCGCTCTAGAGTATCGTTCTTCGCAACAGGGTTATATAGCCATGCAAAGACTTTTTTCTTAATTTCATCACGGGTCTCGTCAGAGGTAAACACTTCTTTAGCTATCCATTCGTGAATATCCTGATCTGGTTGTTCAACCCCGGAGAGAGCCAGGACCGTGCGCAATTCTGCCGCATTAAAATCTAATTCAATAAAGAGATCGTTGTTTGGTTTGATGACAGACCTAAAATCCTTATCAATCGTTAAAATAGGGAACGAATTCTTCTTGGTAGTTAATCGACCCGTGCGCGTTCCTACAATATCATAATCGACATAGGGCGAGAGTATATTGATCTTTTTAAGGAATGCGCGAGTCTTTGGCTTGGCAAAAATTTTCTTTACCCCATTGATATCGATATTTAATTTTCGATATTTAATATCGTGTAAAACAGCAGTAATATCTCGCAAGAAATCGTAATTGTTTGGTTTCTCGTAGTTGTCAAATACATGCTGTGTGATCTGGTTCTTTACATCACAGTATTCAAGCAAAAACCGATCTTGAACTAGATCAAAAAAACAAAGATTATTCATATCAACGAGAGCTATCCCAAATGAGCGTTGAAAGGCTTTTAACTTCTTATTGATGCTCTCCCACCTATCCTTCAAACGAGGCGGACAGGCATCATCTAAAGAGTACCCTACGCAATATAAATTAGCGTATTCTACATCCCCGGAGACATAGGGGACATAATTCCAAGTTTTAGTGAGGCCGACAGGAATATCCTCAAGATTGAGAGAACCTTCCGAGTAGACTGCAACACACTGGTTTTTGTCGTCAAGCGTTTGGAATAGCATTTAGATCTCTATAGTCATTCTTCTTTTCACTTCTCGCTCACTATAGAATGAAGCGACCCGGATGTCAATAGAATTATTATTCTTGCTCTTGGCTAAAATAGAAATCAAGATAGAGTCTAAACCAGATTCAGTAAAGCTTATTTTTTCTTCTATCATCCTGAGCTTGAGATACAGCTTAACCCAGTTCCTGGATCCGTAAGACTCTATCGCATTATTAATATGCACAGGCTTCCTGTCAAACTTTTTAAGCACCAACCCACCAGTCACACCGTACAATCCTTTTTTTGGACTACAATTAGAGGGATGTGCTATTTCTGGTTTGTATCCCACCGGTTGTTTTGTCACATATGTATTATAAAATGTTCTCGCATGCCTTATTAGAAGGTTTAAATCTAATAAGAAAGTGTTAATGTAAAAATCTTTAAATAAAAGATTTTTTTGAATATTTTGTGTTGTCATGTATTTTTGCATTCTCGGAGAAGAAATGTTTGCCATTAACCGCCAAGGAACATCTCGATCAATCACAAATCCAAAATGTTTAGTCACTTTGGAAAATATACTAAAATTTGGATTATTGTAGAAAGATTGTAATTTTTTTTGTTCTTCATCCTTGGGTATATCTTCTATTTGTATTGTAAGGCCGTTAGAAAGAGGGTCAGAATAAATACTCCTAGTGAAGCCGCTACGTGTTATGGGATTTTCCGACGCAACTTGGTAAAGAAATCCAACAAAATCTGCCATAAATTCATTAAAATTTCTTATCCTGTCAATGGCCCCCTTAGAATTCAAATATGCCGTTAAAACATCGAAATACCGTTGGATATGCGCCTCGTGGGCGTTAACAATGCTCTCATACCCTCTCTTTATCTCTAAATCCACTAGAGTCCCCGGTGTAACATTGACTTTGCCATGTTCGCGAGCCGTCCTATAATAAAGAGCCATGTCAGTAAAAGCTAAATAAATAAAGTTTGGTACAAAAACGGGTGTCGTGCCCCTCCCCACAAGCCTTAAATAATTATTATTCATCAGATCTTGATAAGTCCCATTCAAATTAACCGCGTCAAA